CCGAGATGCTGTGTTTGCTTGACTGTGGGTTATTTAAACACCATTCGGCTGTAGCTGTAAAGGATTTTATTCTCCAAGTTCTTTCTTAAGGGCGTCTAGCTGAGCACGTTTTCTGGCAATGACTCGTTCCTTTTCGACAGCTTCTCGGTCAATTCGGGTTTGGTACTCCTCGTCCGTTTCAAGTCTACGGTCGTAAAGATTCACTTGTTGACGGTCATCACAACCGTAGTCATACTCGGTTTCCCACTCAAGTACCAATGTAGAGCCTTCTGTCTGACATTCAACCTTCAGCTTCTGTAGGTAAGCAATAACCTCATCGATCGTACCTGAAAGCTCCGAAGTCAGGTATTGATACTGACGCCGTACATCTACTATTTTCTTAGTCATTTTGTTTCTCCTTTGCAGCTTAACTGCGTTGATTTGATTTGTTTCGATAGACACCAATTTACCACATTTCTCAAGGAATACAAATAGAATGTTTCTATTGGATTGTGTGAAGATGATAGAGAGATTGAATTAGACTGTTGTGCGTATTGTAGTATTCCTTTCAGGAATCGGATTTCAAAAGCCTATGAAAAATTACCATGCGAAAAAGCTTGTATATGGTAAATTCTCGTGGTATACTTATACCCTCTTTTAATTTCTAACCGATAACAAGGGCATTAATTGAAAGATCGGTCTTGGTGGCGGACACAACTGCAACGGGCAGCCAAGACTTAAAGCTAACCGGGGAGCTAACACATAGCAAAGACTAGTCGAAAGAATCGGGTCTTGTTAGCGGGGCTGTAAGGGCCTATAAAAGCGATTCGAGAAGGTAATCTTACTAAGACCTTCCTTGGCTGTCAAGCGTACCTGTGCGTTATGACAGAGCCTTAAAGGCTATTTTCTCGTTCTCAAGTTGAATGGCGTAGCGATACGTTTTCACAGGAAGAGTTGAGGATATTCTGAGCGTGACCTTTACCTTTCTCTTAGGCAAAGATTTTGTTCTTTGTACGGGAAGGGTAGGGGTAATCTCGCTTGGAATATCTGAAACTCAGTTGAATGATTATATACTTAATATCGAAATAATTTAATAAAGAGGATAAATAAATATATGAGTGAAGTTTTAAAACATATCCAGCAATATTATGTATATCACTGTCATGTAGATGGTGTATTGAAATATATTGGAATGGGTAAAGGTACAAGATACAAACATTGTTACAGTGGTACAAGCTCTTGCTCTGAGCTAAATAAGGATTTCCACGAAGGTAAAGAGATTACAGTTACAAAAATAAAGGAGAAGATGACAAAGAATGATGCACAACTCCTTGAAATGAGCCACATCCTTAGTCACGAAGGTCTGTACAACAAACGTAAAGAAATTGATTACACCCAGATTCCTGATGTAAAAAGGTCAAGCAAGTATAAAATCTTAGGCTCATTGCAACAGAATGAGAATCGATCTAAGGTTTTGCAGACGATTGGGAAGAAAGGTGTAGATATGACTGAAGAGGTCTTTAAACAGTTGCGAGAACTTTTAAGTGAAGCCTCTATGGATATTCTATTAGTGCAATATGAAAACTCTACACCTATCCTGATTCTTGATAAAGTAGAAATTAACGACTATGAGATTAAACATCTAGGTTGTCGTAATTGGCCGAACTGTTCCATGGTAGGTTGTGGAGAGTGGTAAAAATTTTACGATGGGCCTTGACAAGCCCTTTCTCCTAGGCTAATCTCTGCGATGTCAGAAAGCTTCAGGGAAGAGTTCGGTGTGAGTTACAATGTTCAGTTGAAAATGAGCGTCAAAAATAACGGAATTGTTGAAGAAGATTACATTGTTGGGTAAGGAGTTTTAAATGCCAGGATCTAAAGCAGAAATCAGAAGTAAAGCATTATCAATTCGTTGTTACAATTTGAGGCAAGAAGGCTTTACATTGTCAGAAATTGCTGCTATCGTTGACATTCCTAAAGAAAGCGTGTATAAACGAATTCAACTTGGTGGAAGATTGTTATCTTTGGAGGAAACAAAGTGAAAACTGAAAAGCAAAACTTTATGTCGCTACAAATTGGTGAGAAATTCCGGCATATTGATTTTGATGATGAACGGATCTTTACAAAAGTCACCCGAGGCCGTTATCGTGACTAGTTTGGTTTTGAAGATTTTATGATGGATGCCTTAACTCATAGATGGATTAAAGTGACAGAACCAGAATAATTTCATTAGCCCTCTTGACTGAGGGCTTTTTATTGTCTAAAATCACCACATCAACCAAACAGAGATTCCTCATGAACATCTTCATCACCTCAAAATGCCCAATTGAATCAGCACAAGCTCTTGCGAACATTCATATCGTAAAAATGTGTGTTGAACAAATGCAGCTTCTATCCACCGCTCACGTTGAAGTCGATGGGAATCAGATTGTATACAAAGCTTCACACAAAAATCACCCAAGTAGCAAATGGTGTCGTGAAAGCAAAGCTAACTATCATTGGGCATGGATGCACGCTAAGGCTTTGTGTGATGAATATGAATACCGTACAGGGAAGATTCATGCTTGTGCTCAGTATCTTGATGTGCTTAAGAATCCGCCAAAAGGCATTGTAAAAGAAGATCTTACAGACTTTGCCTGTGTTGTCCCTGATGACATTAAAATCAAATGTATTTCGATGAACGGTCTTGACGTAGAGAAAGCTTACCGTTACTATTTGTCTAAGAAATACGCAGAATGGGCAACACGAGTTGATAAACGACCAATTGTTGCCACTTGGGGTAGCAGGAATAAACCTGAATGGCTTGTGTGAGGAGAAGATAATGAGCCACACAGTATGTCTTTATTGCAAAGAACATCTATTCTCATCTGATATGTACATTATCCAGCATGCAACAAAGCCTAAAGGTGCTTATAAACGATGGAAAAGACTTGGTGTTTGCTGTGAAACGTGCTATCTTCATGGTAAGCCTACGAGAATTGAGTATAAACAGCCTATTCCTTTTGGAGATAAGAAATGAATATCTACGAGTTAACAAAATGGCATAAAGATAATCATGTTCTTGGTGAAGAAACAGTTGCTTTCTACGCATCATGGAAAGATGCAAATCTACGTGCTCGTTATTGTGAAATGAATGATAAGGGTGTATATGAGTATGCCATTTATATAAGAACTGTTATTCCCGAGTCTGGAGAAATCAAATGACTACTTGGACCTACGCAGAACAATATGAAAAACTTCTCGAAACTCTCGCTAAAGACTCTCGTCCTTGGCGTCCTAGATTCAACATCCCTAAAGATGGAACAAAGATTTATTTCAAATGTGGGGTTGATTACAAAGGTGATATTCAATATGATGTTGGGTATTGGCAGGATTATACGAAAGAATGGTATTATGATGGTGTGCTAGACGGGGAGTTCAATACTGAGTTTGGTAATTGTGATGAAATTCTTGGTTGGAAATTTGTGGAGGATGAAGAATGAGTAATTTAGCAATCCACACCATTCAGCAAGCTCTTTATCCAGACATTGATAAACCTCAGTGGATGGCTTACCTGATTCTATACGAACGTTATCCTAAGCTTACTTATCTAAGCTTGGATGGTTATCATTGCCACGGCATTGCAGACTACAGTGAAGGTAAAATGTTTTACTGGCAAGATCGTTACAAAGGTGGTATTTTGAACTGGACAGACAAAACTCTGATCATTTCTCCACCTAAAGATTTCTGTGACATGACAACAGAAGAGATTGTGTCTGTATGGATGGAGCTTAATGGTGAAACTGAAGAATCCAAACGGGACTGGCTAAGCAGTTTAAGGGATAGTAAATGAAATTCACACAAGAACAGAAAGAAATAATCTATAATAAATACATGAATTTCATTGACAAGCTCTCTAATGATCTTGACCATAAATCGGAAGTCAGTGCTAAAGAGCTTGTTTACGCTGTACTAGGATTGGTTGAAGATAAACTAAATTCTTGTAAATCCTGCCACATGGGTACAATGAAAGAAATGTCTATTTACGATGACATGGATGGTATGCTAACCTGTGATAAATGTGGAGTGAGGGCTAAGAAATGAAACCTGTTTGGTACTATGAGTTGGGTGCTCTACGTGTGCGTTTCGACGGATTTGAAGTTATTTGTCCCGATGTAGGGTTGTCTCTGAAACGGATGGTTGAACTAACCATACAGCATTGTATTGATGCAGATTACATATTCAGTGAAAGCTTATTATGAGGAGGTTGTTAAATGAGGGAAATCAAAGAAGGTGATATCTACAATTGGTCATACAAGAACGAAGACGAATACTACCAAAAACACAGCGGTAGTGGAACAGCTTATTGGTGCATGGATCGGCAAGCTGTAGCTATTGAACGAAATGGTAGGATTGTTCTAGTAGATACTTATTGGAATGGTCCTGATCCTGAGCTAATCCGAATTTCTGATAGCACACATTTTGTAAATCCTGATAAAGTTGATTTGGAATTTGTGTGTAACGCGGGGAATGTTATTGCTTTGCACTCTTGGGAACAAGAAGATTATGATGTGATTTATAATCTTAGCTGGCAGAAAGGATCTTACAAAGTGCTTGCTACAGACAAAGAAGCTTACGACAAAGGTCCAAGTAAAGCTGCTGTATTGAAAAACTTACAAAACCAACTCCGAAAAGCAAATGAAGATTTACGTAGCGCTCAGTGGAGTGTTGAACGTATTGAAAAAGAAATTGAGGAGCTATACAAATGAACGAAATTAAAAATATTGTACTAAAAACAAACAATTTCCTTATCATCGCCTTATTTGTGATTGTTCTATGCTTTTCTGGCATCACCATTATGGCGGGAAGTATATGGCAAGGGATTGTATTCTTGATTGCGGGAATTGTTGGAGCTAGCTTATTCTCGGGCTATTATATCCTTATTCACAGCATCTTGATTGAGAATGAGAAGCAGAGTAAGATTTTGGAGAATATCTTGAAGGAGATTAAGAAGTGAACATCGAAGAAATTAAAGAAATGATCTACAACGCAGCCGTAGACGGGCATCTGGGAGATTTTAAAGATGTTCAAGTTTGGCTAAAGACGATGAGTAGACTAGACAAAGAAATTCTCTTACTTGTGTACAATGAAGGTTGGAACAAAGCAATGGATGAAGTTGATGAAGATCTAAGTCCTTGGGAATCAGATAATGATTGACATTCTTTGGTGGCTATTTATCATCTTCTTTGCAATCAGCCTCATCTGTGAATCAAACTGTACATCCGCTTACAGCTACGCCAGTGAGAAGTTCTGGATGTACATTGGCGTATTCTGTATGATTGTAGCTTTGTTTTGTGGTGGATTGGCTATGTACATTACAGGCAAAACATGCGAAGATAGTGTTGTAGCTAAGGCTGCCGGTATTTCTGATAGGTGTTATAAAGGAGAGACTAAATGAATGCCGACGAGTATTATGAATACAGAGAAGCTTCTTGCAGTCTGCCGAATTATTGTGACTGTAAACAGTGTCAGTATTGGGGAGAGAATGGTTGGGATGTTTCACTTACGCCTGATTGGCAATTGCTTAAAGAAGAGGAAGAAGAATGACATTATCACGTAAAGATCACTTTATTATCGCAGCTACTGCGCTTGTAAAGCCACCAATTGAATATGCAGGTAAACAAGAGACAGAAGAGTCTGAGAAAAAGTTTCTACGGCGGGTTGAATACCTTGCAAAAATACTAATGAAAATTGGAGAAGAACCAAAATGAGTACACTAGTCTACGCCTCATCCACACATGGTGATTGGTCGGGAATTTACATCGACAACGAACTAGATTATGAAGGTCATTCTATTCCTGTGTGGGTTTGGCTTGATTTATTTAATCTTAGCGGTGTTACAGAAGCTGTTCAGTTTGAAGTAGACGGTGATTGGTTAGAACAGGGTGGAAGTTTTCCACAGAAGTTCTATGATATACCAAAGGAGAAGATTGTATGATCAATAGATTGAAGAGTCTCTTTAAGAAAACTAAGCCTCTTGTAAAGGAGCTTGTGCATATACACCACTATAAGTTTGTGAGTCGTACACAAACAGATGCTTTAGGGGTTCCATATGGCTATGATAAATACAGGTGCTCCTGTGGTAAGGAAAAAGAACGGTTTTGGTATGTCAGGAGAATGTGAACAGTGATTAACATTGCAAAGCAACTCTTTGTTGTTAAAGGTGTAGATCGTGAAGATGATCTTGCATATATGTCGCCTTATCAAACCAGTAAAGATGGTGAACCGCTAGCCAACATTGCTAAAATGCAAGCAACTGGTCGTTCATGGGCTTCTGTTGGACCAGAGCAAGTTTACAAGCTAAAAGAAGATGCTAAAACTTCATATGA